CAGAACGTTGACCTAGAACCATCTTCAGTCGGTTCTGCAGTTGTTCATAGGTCTTGAACTGGTCTTCTGCGGTCATAGCAGCAAGAGAGTACTCTTTCTTCCACAGTGCTTCCAGAGCATCGTCATCGTCCAACAGAGGAGCAGGACGGTCAAACTCAGAGGAGTCATAGTTCCAATAACCTGCAACCTTCTTCAGTTTCAGTTTGAAGTTAGCACCCTGCCAAAAGTCAAAAGGATTAATAGGAGTCTCATCTTCAAACTCAGGTTGCATTGCTTCCATAATCTTATCAAAGATCTTCTTGCCAAACTTGTAAAGGAAGACTTGGCCTTCGTTCTGAGGATTAGCAGCATCCTTCACAACATAGATGTTTGCATAATAAGACAGTTTGCGCTTCTGCTTACGAACGGTGTCCTTATCAGAATCAAGTCCACTGTTCCACAGTTCACGATTATACTCAGATACAGGATCTTTCTGACCCAAAGTTGTCAGTGAGTTCTCAATGTACCAACCACCAGGACCTTGGAAGGCATGGGAGTACATCTTTGCCCAAGGAAGATCTTCTCCTTCAGGTGCGGGCAAGAAACGGATAACTGCATAACCATTGCCAGTTTTGTCCATTTCAGGTTTCCAGAGACGGTCATCTGCACCACCACCGGTATTGTTCATCTTCTCAACTTCCTTGACCAGTTTTTGAGTCAGGGAACCAAGAGAGGATTGCTTTTTAAGATTTGCGAAAGACATAGGATTGTACGGATTAGTTTGGATTTGGCTTGTGTGTTGTGCCTTGATAGTTTACAGGTCTGAACCTGTTTTGTCAATCTGCTGTTTCATCACATCAAGCATTTTGGACATGTTATTGAAGATAACACTCATGTCTGTCCCAAGAGGCAGACCCATCATTGTAGCAGACTCAATGATTCTATCCTTCATAAGTTTTGCTTCGGGATCGTCAGATAAACTCAGACGAGTATAGAGAACCTTCTGTTTTTCAAGAAGTTTCTCAAGCATCTCAACGTGTTGAACTTTTTGTTCTTTATTCATTGAGGGAAACTTGAAGACATTCTTATAAACGTCTTCTTGCATCTCACTAATTTCTGTCATCTCTGCACGGACGACATCAGAATCGAAAAAACTCATACCCCTAACACTACTTCTTTCAGAATTTTTTTATATCGTGACACGTCAATATTTAGGAATGGAGAATACTTCTTCATTTTCATACTGACGGACAACCAAACAGGATCATCAAGGTGTTTGTCAAAGTTGCTTCGGAACCCCAGTATCATATCACAGATGACCAGGGTTTCAAGTGAAATGTTATCCCTCAGATACTCCTTCAGGATTTGTGGATGCCTTGACCCATCCATTGCAAACATTGAATCAAAGTTATTGTCAGAAAATATACTTCCAATCTCCTCCTTAAATACATAAGTCATCGATTGAGTTCTCTTCTTCCAGGACGTGTATCTACCTTCACCATCTCGAATCATTTCTCCTATCCAAAGTTTACTTGGATCAGTACAGGTGATAAAGTTAGACACAAAGAACTCAATAACTTCTTTATCGTTCTTGTTCCTAGCAAGTTTCTCAAACCAGAAACGATCTTTGCGTTTGTAGAATGCCTGAACAGTCGCACGACTTTTACCACAGTATTTGTGGTAATCATACTTGTCTTTTGTGAAGTGATTCTTCAGAGACAAGTAACTCCTATAAGCATCGAACGGCATCATTAAAAATCTAATATAGGGATTTTTGGCCAGAAAATTTTTTGACCGAAAATGGAATCAAAGAGGCAATTTGGCACGGGAACTTCTCTTTAAGAAGTTCAACTCCATTGCTTCGTATTTAATCTTTTCTTTGAGTGGTTTAGAAATCAATTTAGGAACTGATTCTAGTTCAATACTATTTTGCTCACAGAAGTGAATGATAGCATCAATATAACTCATTCCCGAATTCTTAGACACAAGAGATTCAATCTCTTGTGCAAACCGAGAAGGGCAAAAGAATTTACTTTCTAATACTTTCTCTAGTTCATTCTTCATCCTTTGCCCCAGTATTGTGATGTACAAATTCTTTGATGTATCGAACTAGTAGTTTAATATACTCCCCTTTATCTCTTTTGTCAAATACTTTAACCTCACCACCAGGAGTGACCATGATAGTAATCAGTTTCTTGACAGGGATACCAGTCATCTCATAGTAGGCAGAAGCATAAAACATCTCTTGCACGAAGTAGTTTTCTAACCACTTCTCTGGTTTAATCTTTTCAGATGTCTTAAAGTCGATGACTGCAAGTTCTCCTTCGTACTCAGCAATGCAGTCAACTCTGCCTGCTAGACCAAGATACTCTGAATATAGAGTTCTTTCGATAGCATGTACATTATTTATCTTGTCAAGATATGGTTTGGCATGATGAAACATAAACTTTGTCAAAGGAAGAAAATCATCCCAGTTTATGTCTTTGTTCAACATATAGAGTTCAGTTGCTGCGTGAAAGTCTGTTCCTCTAGTAGTTGCTTTTTTTGTAATTCTATTTGCTTCTTCAATGCCAACTCTCTTACGCCAGTCAACAAAGATCTGTCTGTTATAAAATGAAGTAACAGACGTAATAGAAGGCACCCACTGCCCATCAGGAAGATTGTAGAAGCGGATGCCGTTTGTTTCTTTTTTTGTTAGATCAATATCACCTAAAAAATTATGATGAATAAAACTCATAGATTAAGATCCATTTTTGCAACTAAGTATTCTTTACAGAGACCCGAACGAACAATATCTTCGACACCAAACTCAATGATATCCATTGAAGGCATCGTTCTGAGAATTCTCATGAAGTCAGCAATGCCGTTCTTCTCTGCAGTCTTGACAAGATCAGATTGTGTTGCGTCACCACAGAACATAATCTTACTATTCTCACCAACCCTTGTGATTATACTATCAAGTTCGTGAAAGTTCAAGTTCTGAAATTCATCAACAACAATAATAGCATTATCAAGTGTTGTGCCACGGATGAATGAAGTGCTCCAGAAACTAACAGTTCCTTGAGTCTTCAAGTTTCCATAGAGCATTTCAAAGTCTGCCTCAGTAGGCAATTCAAACATATACTTTACCATATTCTTATATGGAATCTGATAAAGAGAGGACTTATCCTCATGGTCTCCAGGAAGAAATCCAATTTCTCTAGTAGCAACCAGAGAACGAACGATGTAGATCTTTTCATAAGGTGTCCTTACATCAAGGACATCTTTAAGTGCATTATAAAGAGTGATAAAAGTCTTACCCGTTCCAGCAGCACCGTATGCAACGATGTTTTGATTATTCTCATAACAACGGAAAAGTTCTTGTTGATTTTCTGTAAGAGGTTCAATCCTCTTCATTAAATCTGAATTAAGTGGTTTCTTTCTTTTCATATGTTTGTTGCTCATCCCAAATGGGACTACGGGAGTGTGACTTTTTTTCTTTGCAGGCATAGATTAGAAACTGTAATCTCGGTTTTTACGGACTGTGGCACCTGGTTGTTTTGATGCACGATCTAGAACTTCATTCCATCCACTGGAAGCAGCTTCTCCTGTCCATTTGAACATTTCAGCAGGGCTAGCACAACCTGCTTGCCAGTCTTTGTCCCACTCAGGATTGTCCTCCCGCCATTGAGTATACTCTCTCATTGTCATGAAGAGTTCTTTTTTTTCTTTAGTTTCTTTATGAATAACAGGGTATGTTGGCATAATCTATCTCAAGGGTATTAGTATTTATCAGACCCACTCCATCGCTTCAGCAACAGCAGGGAACTGTTCCATGAAGATTTTCTTTGCACCCAATGCAATGTCCATGTGCTCCTTCTGTGTTCCATTAGCAGAACGCAAATCAATATAATGAATCCATGATCTTACAGAGCCTGTCATGTAAATTCTTGTTGGTGTTGCCAAAGGAAGCACAAAGCGGGCACACTCCTTTGCGATTTCAGCGTCAAGCATCTCTTTGTAGAGTTTCATTCCCTCTTCAAAATGCTTTTGAATTTTGATCTGGAACTCCTGACGGACAAACGGGTCAATATCATCAATAGAATTCTGACGATTTTTAGTGTCTTGACGCCGTAGTTCAGGTAGAGGGATCGTCTCCGCGAGTAGGGAAGAATCAGCATACCGTTGTGAAAATTCTTGATATGTGAACGAACGGTGGCGCAGCACTTGAGCTGCCACACCTCTAGTTGTATTAATTTCTAGGGTCATAAATGCCTGCTCAAAGATACTCCAGTGCTGGTGCTTCACACAATACTTGAGCAGACCGGAGAACTTCTCATTCTCCTGATTATTTGGATTGGAAACACGGGCACAATACGCCATGTGTTTCTCAGCATCAGGAGTGACACTAATAAGTTTAACTTCTTGACTCATAACATTTTCAACAATTTATAATCTTTATGATGATTTCTATTACCCTTGTATGTTTTATGTAAATTTTGTTTTGATAGATTATTTTCAGAACAAAATTTTGAAAGGTTTTCAACTTCTATTATATCACCACTAGGAGATTTAACCAACCACTTTCTGGAGTTGTCTGGCATTTTAAAAACATTATTCCTAATGGCATCTTCAATATTTTCTTTTATTGTTCCCCATTTTAGATTAGACAAAGAATTATTATCTTTGTCATCATCAAGATGCCTGACTATTTCATATCCCTTTGGATTTGGAATAAATGCCATAGCAAGAAGTTGATGCAGTCCCTTATGCTTTCTTTTTCCTTTTAAATCATACAAGGTAAAAGCATAGTATCCTCTTTTGTTTTTATGCCCGTTAATATATTTTTTAAGTTTAATTGAATAAACTTTTCCATCTGGATATATTTTATATTGAGGATACTCATCAAGTATCCTATAATCCATCTCCATCATCGTCGTTGACTAATCTGTATGAATTATTTATACGATTAGTCACACTATCGTCATAGTCATCATCGTCATTAAATACTTCGTCGTAATCTGCAACAGGGTAGGGGATGGGATCATCAAAGTTCTCCCGTTTGTCAGTATAAGCACCAGGATCAGAATATACTTCTGACTCAAGAGCTTCAACCAACAGTTTTAGATTCCTTACTATCAGTTTAAGTTTATCTCTTTCCATAAAAAAATGGGAGGTAACCCTCCCATTCTAACACTATTCAATTGGTTTTGCAATCACTTGGTGTAAGTGCGACCACGATAGCAGAAGGTGCCGTGAGTTTCCTCAGGTGCCTCATGCACTTTGCAATCTACACCACGATATTTGGTGATGTTGATTTGTGCGTCGTGCAGTGCTGCTGCCTTGTCGATTTGCTTCTTGATGAGTGTTAAGGTGTTCATTTGTCTTACTCCTGAAAAAATGGAAAGTTAACCTTCTCTGCTTACGCAGGATCCGTTTTCCCGTTCCTTCAGTCGTTTGCGTCCCAGTTGCACTCAGGTGTTGCTTCCTTTACGGTTTCAATCACCTCAGTGCGAATGATTGCATCTACATTTTTATTCGCATCAACACGTCGGATCATGTCCTCAGCATCGGTGCAGTGAATAGTAGAGTAGAGTAACAAATCAAACATGGGATGAACGCTCCGTTCCGCGACTTACTTGCGTCCTATGATAACACAGAATCACATTTCCCTTCTACCTTAGATTTGAAATACATTATTAAATTTCTCTTA